TTATGAAACTAGTTCAGACATGGAAGTTTCAGAGTTATTTTATGTTGACTCTGACTCTCCATGTGCTGAAACTGAAAATGTTAAATTTCTTGGTCATGGCCGTCCTAATAGCGAGAAAGGTCATGGTGACATTCAATCGATCAAACGCAATTCTAAACATGAATTGGTTAATTCTGCGGTCACACGCATGACGCAGGAGTATAATGGTAATGTCGATGGTTTGAGAGATTGTTTGGATGATGTTAAGTGTCAGCTTGTTGATTTACAAGCAGATAGGGAAAATAAATTAGAAGCTGATATAAAGGATAATGAAGATGCTGAATTCGTATCGGCTAAATTTAAAAATTTTAATAGTACCTTGACTTATACATTAACGAATGTAGTTCCGTGTACTAACGTAGTGACAATTATTAAGTTTTGTGTGCCAGAAGCTGAAGAAAAATTTCCACAATGTGATATGCGTCCTGATTCACAATCAGGGATGCCATTGAAACATTCCAAACTCGGGTTAATTAAGTCTGAGATTGTGAAGACTAGTGTGTTTGTTCCAACTGGTTGGAGGGCGTGGTTTTTCGGTCCTGTTGAAGAGACTGATGTAAAAATTTATTACCCGTCTTTGGAAATTGTGTCTCAGTTGTTGGCCCCTAACATTGCGTCAATATTAATGACTGACGACGTTATATGGCAGCGTCTGAACGCTGCCATGAGTTCGTCATCTACCATCAACTATAATAGATTTGATTTGGTAAGCAATGTTTTGCAGGACTCTCTTTCGTGGCCTATGAAATATCACTGGCGCGTAAATATCGTCTGTCGGAAACGGATTTTCCCATAGCCCACTTGGTTGTGGGCGACTTGTTAAGTATGGATACCGAGTTGGAGAAGTGCCGCTTAAGAAGATTGACGAAGTTAAAGAAGATGTCCGAATTATCATTAGGCGGAAGAATGATCCGCGAATTCGTAAGCCAGTTGAAGTGTCTTTGGGGTGTGTTTTTGTGGGTGCTGCTAATCCCCACCCATGCATGGAGGATGTGGATACTGTTGTTGCTGGTATTTGTAAGAGGTTTGCTTATAAACCTCCCGTGCCCGACAGTGGCATATTGCAACAATTTAAGGTTTTCGTTGCAAACTGGATTTCATCTAATCTTACACCCTTATCGGGTGATGTGGATGTCTCTGTTGAGAGTTGGTTATTATCTACAATGTATCCTCAATGGAGAAAGAAAGAATTACTTAGAGGATGGATTAATTATTCAGACCGTGGACTTGGAAAAGAACATGTTGCGGTTAAGTCCTTCATTAAAGATGAGTCCTACATTGAATACAAGCATGCGCGGGGTATTAATGCAAGAGTTGATATATTCAAGTGCTTTGTTGGTCCCATTTTTAAACTTATTGAAAAAGAGCTGTTTAAAAATAGGTATTTTATTAAATATGTGCCCGTGCGTGATAGGGCAAAGTTTATTTTGGATAATTTATATCAATTGGGTTCTCGGATAATGGCGTCCGATTATTCTCAGTATGAGTCTCATTTTACGCTGGAAATCATGGAAGCTTGTGAATTCCAGTTGTATGATTATATGACTCAGAATTTACCTACTGGTGGTGCATTTCGTCATGCATTGCGTTCCATTATAGGTGGACGTAATCACTGTACTTATAAAAATGTTTCCGTTGATATTGACGGAACCCGTATGAGTGGCGAGATGAACACCTCTTTAGGCAATGGGTTTACGAATTTAATGTTAATTTTATTTACTGCTTATAGTTATAAATGGAAAAGTTTTAAAGGCGTCATCGAAGGTGATGATGGTTTGTTTACGTATTTTGGTGATGAACCAACGCCTGGTTGGTTTAAATCGTTGGGATTTACAATTAAACTTCAGTATTTTGATTCTCTCAATGAAGCTAGTTTTTGTGGTCTTGTTTTCGATTCTGTTGATATGTGTGTTTTGGCTGATCCCATTAAATTATTATTGAATGTTGGTTGGGGAAAAGCATATTTACTTAACGCATCACAGAAGACTTCACGCAAAATGTTGCGTGCTAAGTGCATGTCTTTATATTCCTCGTATCCTGGTTGTCCTGTGGTATCAAGTTTTGCTTTCAATATTTTAAGATTGCTTGGGCCCGGTTATGTTAATACTAATTGTATGAATAATTATAAGCGCACAATGTTTTATCAAGACATAACTGGGTTTGATTTTAATAATAGGCCTGTGGTGGGCTTTGGTAGCCGTATTATTGTATCAAAACTATTTAAAATTAGTGTTCAAGATCAGATGATTTTGGAGGATTATTTTGATTCTATGTATAAAATTGATGACTGGACGCACCCGTCTTTAGTTGGTTATTGTAATAAAGATCAGTTGCATTATAGTGATGTTTATGTTCATGACAGTTATTGTCATGGCAATTGTCCTATTTTGAGGGTGCCGCATAAAATGACAAGGAAGAGACAACAAAAACTTAAGAAACAGAAACCACAACAGAGACCTGCTGTACCTGTTGTACGCAGGCCTGTTGTTAAGCGGCCTAATCGTACCATGGCTACTGTCATGGATAATAGTTCGATCGGCAGTAAGATCGGATCTGCATTAGGCGGCGTTTTGGGACATGGCGCCCAGCAATTG